CTCGGCACGCGCCCCCACGAGATCAGGCCGCGCAACAAGAAGGCGTTGCGCTGGGCCGGCGGCGGCGTGTTCCACTTCGCGAAGGTCGTCAAGCACCCAGGGTATAGGGGAGACGGCTACATGATCGAGGCCGCCACCCTTGCCGTGCGCGAGTTTCGCGCCATCGTCGATGCAGCCATGAAGGACGCCACCTGATGACCACCCTCGCCTATCCCGACGCCTACCTGGCGCGGCACTGCACCGACGAGCGCGAGGCACGCGCGCTGGAGGCCGTCGACGAGCTGGGCACTTTCGCCGCTGGCTGGCGCGACCGCCTGGCCGTGCTGCAGTGCTACATCATCGTCTGCCTGGAGTGCCAGGCCGACCCGGAAGACCTGTTCACCACCAAGCTGAAGACCTACCGCAGCGAGTTCGACCGGCAGTTGGCCATGGCGCGCGCGGCCACGCCCGACGCCGCCGGCTCGGCGTTCGTCTTCTCGATCCCGCTGGAGCGCGGCTGATGTTGGCCGTTCTGGAAGCCGCGAAGGCGTCGCTGGCAGCCATCCCCGACGTGGCCAGCTGCAGGATCGGCCTGGAGCAGGGCATCACCGCCGCCGACTACCCGCTGATCCGCCTGGTGCCCTCGCGCATCACGCCGGGCCGGCCGTACAGCAACCGCACGGTCGAGTGCCAGATCATGTTCGGCATGGACATCACCGCGGCCGAGGCGGGCGGCCTGGAAGCGGTCTACTCGGCCCTGTTCGGGCTGGAGGCGGAGATCATCGCGCGGCTGCGCTCGCTGGGCCACCGCTACATCGAGACGGTCACCGACGAGGACCGGCTCGAAACCTACAAACTGATGAGCATCCGCGCCGAGCTGGTGGCAGCGACCCCGCCAGCCTGACGGCATGCCCTACGATCGCGCTCCGACCACCCGGAGGCGATCATGGCTCTGACGGAATGCCGCGAGTGCGGCCACAGGATCAGCGACACCGCGGCAGCCTGCCCAGCATGCGGCGCGGCCGTGGCCGGCGGCGTCATCACCACGCAGGCGACGGCGCGGCGGCTCAAGGGCCTACAGCTGCTGTCGGTGCTGATCATGGCGGCCGGCACCGTGTCGTGTGTCGGGCAGGAGATCGGCGCGTCGATGGCGCTGTGGGTCACTGGCGGCGCGCTCTACACCTACGCCCGCGCCGCGGCCTGGTGGCGGCACGGGTAGCTGGTCAGGCGCTGGCCTGATCCTCCGCGATGCGCCTGTCAAGCCAGCACGCCGCCTTCACGCTGCACCCCGCAGCACCGCCGGCATGGCGCCGGCCACCTCTTCGACCGTCCGCACCCGGTAGGCGGGATCGATCCGCTCGTTGTGCACCGCCACCGGATTGGCGCCTCGGAAGATGGCGTCGAGCTTGCCGCGGCTGCCAGCCACCTGGGCCGCCTCCGCAGGCCCCATGCTGCGGAACACCGCCAGGTCAGCGCCCTGCACCTCCCGGCCGCGCCGCCCGGTCAGGTCCAGCCGCGGCGACAGCACGCACCGGCAGAACGGGTGGGCCGGCGCCACTGGCGCAAGGCGCTTCGGGAACACGCCGGGCCCCAGGCTCCAGCGGTTGACCTGCGCGAAGTAGTCGCAGATGTCCGGCCGCGGGTGATTCGGGTTCATGCGCCACTGCACCCACTCGACATCCTCATCATCCAGCAGCTCGGCCGCCTGGCGCTGGGCGAAGGCCCGGTGCAGCTCGGTCTCGGCGATCCGCCTGGCGAAGAAGCGCATCCGCTCGTAGAAGGCGACGTTGATCCGTTTGGTCAGCAGCTCGTCGGCCGCGCCGGCCTCGACCTCGGCCAGCGCATCCAGGACGCCGCGATAGGCGGCCCGCAGCGCCTGGGTGCCCAGGCCGTCGACCTGCAGGCGGGCCAGGGCGCGCTCGATCTGCCCTGCGGTGTCGGCATCGGTGGCCAGCACCTCGCGCAGGTAGCGCGGCAGCCGGTCGTTCCGCGGGTTGATCTTCAGCGGCTCGGCGCCCGGCTCCCTGAAGACGTAGCCCTCGAACAGTTCCAGCGCCAGAGCGCGGGCGTCCTGCAGGCCGCGCGCGTGCCGGTCGGCGATGCCCCGCACCACCTCAGACACGGTCGAGGCTTCCGCGAACAGGCGGGCCGACAGCGACACGGCGCCGACCTGCATAGCCGCCACCGCCGCGGTGCCCACCGACTCGCCCAGGATGGCCGTGAAGGCGGTCGCCATGGTCTCGGCCATCACGCCCTCGAACGAGGCCAGCACCTGCTGCACTGCGTCGCGCGGCGGCACGCCGGCGCGGATCAGGTCGACCAGGTTGCGGTACGCCTCGCGCAATGCATCATCCAGGCCAGCGGTGGCGACTGCGATCAGGGCGGATTCTTCGGCGGGCGTCATGGCGATGTTTCCAGCTGCTGCGTGCGGTGAGGCTGCTCCTGCGCGGGCAGCTCACCGGACAGGTCGGCGGCCATGTTGACCAAGCGCCATGCCTTCGACCGGCTGCAGCCGTAGCGGGCGAAGACGAGGCCGCTGACCTCCCGCCGGCTGCGGCCCTGGCCCAGCAGGGTAGCGGCGTACTGCAGGCGCCTGGCGCGCTCCATGGCCTGCGGCGCAACAGCTTGCACCGCCTCGAGGAGGGTCATCATCGTCATCATCAGAGCCCCTGGATGGATGCGCCGGCTGGCGTCGGGTCGGAGGCGCTCAGCAGCTCGGCGAAGGCGCGGCTGAGGCCATCGATCTGGTCGCTGAACTGGCCGTTCGGGAACAGGCGCATCTCCTCGATCAGCGCCTCGTTCCAGGTGCCCTTGAGCATCAGCACGTTGCCCACGTTGACCTGGGCGGCCAGCGGCTCGGCGCGGGTGACCTTGTCGCCGGTCTCGGGGCTGGTCTTCACCGTGAAGCCGGCCAGCATCCGCACCAGGGCCAGCACCTGGGTCTTGCCAGCCTGGCCGGGGTCTTGCGGGATGCCGATCCGCACCTCTCGGCCGTCCCTGGCGGCGGTGTTGCGCAGCAGCGCATCTCGGCCGTCGGGCCCGAGCTGCGCACGCTCCATGCCGGCGATGATGAAGCGGCCGTCGGTCAGCTTGCCCAGCTTCGCGCCGGCGGTGAATGCGCCGCCGCCATCGGTGGCACCCAGATCCCAGCCGCGGCACCACTCGATGCGGCCGGAGGGCACCGCGCCCACCGTCTCCAGGCGGCCGGGCTTGAACACACCGCCTTCCAGCGGGCTCGGCCGCTGCCGGTACTGACCGGCGAAGGTGTAGGGCGCGGCGGCCTCCATGCGCTGCAGGTCGGCCGCGCTGTGCTTCTCGGGCCACAGCGGCGTGCCGTCGTCCTGCCAGGCGCTGAGGCACAGATGCTCCCAGGCCTCGCCGTTGCCGCCGCCCAGCAGCCAGCCGGCCAGATCCTTCTCGTGCAGGCGCTGCATGATCAGCACGATCGGCGTCTCGGGGCTGTTCTTCCGGCTCTCCAGCGTGTTCTGGAACCAGTCGATCACGCCGGCGCGGATCACATCGCTGCGCGCCTCGTCGGCCTTGTGCGGGTCGTCGATGATGATCGCGCCACCGAAGCCGGGCCGGTGCTTGCCGGCGCCGAAGCCGGTGATGGTGCCGCCCGCGCCGGTGGCGTACATCACGCCGCCGGCGGTGGTCGTCCAGTGCGATCGCGCCTCGTCGGCCAGCGTGGTGGCGTGGAAGATCTCGCGGTAGGCCTCGTGCTGCAGCAGGGCCCGCACGGCGGCGCTGTTGTTGCCGGCCAGCGTGCTGCTGTAGCTCGTGTGGATGAACTCAGCGTCGGGCACCTGGCCCAGGGCCCAGGCGATGAACATCACCACCGCCAGCTCGGTCTTCGAGTAGCGCGGCGGGATGTTGATGATCAGGCGCTTGCACTCACCGCGGAACACCCGCATCAGGGCGTCGCAGATCAGCCGGTGATGCGGCGCACGTTGCCAGCGGTAGACGCGCCGCTGGGCGAACATCCACCTGGAGAAGAAGTAGAGGTCGGCCCGCGCCAGCTCGGCCGCGGCGAACCTCTCGCGATCGTCGAGCGGCGCCAGCATCACACCCGGGCGGCGACTTCCGCCGCGATGCGCGCGAACTCGTCGGCGGTCATGTTCACCGTCTGCATCGGCGCCCCGCCCTTGCCCGTCAGCTCGCGCCGCTCGGGCGCGTCCAGGCCGAGCAGCTTCGCCCGCCGCTCCATGATCTTCAGCACGCGATCGACCGCCGCGACGCCGCCCTTCCGCGCCGTCGGCCACAGGCCGGCGAGCATCCCGTCGAGCCGGCTCACCTCCTCGATGCGCAGGTCGTCGGCGCTCGCCGCTACCTGCTGGCGCGCGTCTTCCATGCCGGCCACAACCAGGCGATGCGCCTGCGACTTCCCGATGCCAAGCGCCGCGGCGATCTCGGCAAACCCCTTGCCCATGCGCCGCAGCTCGAGCGCCTGCGCCTGGCGCTGCAGCGATAGTGCCTTGGCCGGCGCTGTCTTGGATTGCGTCATGCCCTGCCCCCCCACTTCGCGGCCAGCGCGTGGCCGCCGCCGGCCATGTCCTCGAGGTCGTCGTCGCGCGGCGCCGGCAGCATAAGCAGATCGGGCCGGAAGGCCGGCGGCCGGTCGATGCTCGGCTCCCACGTGGCGAGTTCTTCGTCCTGCTCCCGGCCAGCCACGTACCCGGCGGCCGCGAACTCCGCCACCACCCCGCGCAGCAGCTCAACGCCCAGCGGCCCCAGGTCGCGTCGCCACAGCGCCTCGGCCGTGTCGTCCGGCCGGATCAGCACATGCCGCTGCGCCAGGATCGCGCCGCCGTCCATGCGGTTACTCAGCCTGTACACCGTGCCGCCCGTCACCCGCTCGCGCATGCGCAGCGCCCACCGGACCGCATCGCGCCCGCGGTGCAGCGGGAGCAGGCTCGGGTGGTAGCCGATCCCGCCCCAGCGCGCCCGCAGGCGCGTCCGCTCGCCGATGAAGTCGTGCGAGTGGGCCGCGACGATCAGGTCGACGCCGGCCGGCATCGTCTCGGCCCGCAGGCCGCCGGCCGGCAGCACCTCGACACCGCGCCGCCACGCCGCCCGCGCGAGTCGGTCGTCATGCGGCGCAGATACCGCGCGCACGCTCACGCCGGGCAGCGCCCGCAGCGCGTCGAACACCTCGGCACCGAACCACTTCTGGCCCGCGAGCAGCACGTTCATGCGGCCACCGCCGGGCGGGACATGCGGAAGCCCGACACGGCGCGTTGATGGCCCCCGTAACCTATCGCCGTGCCGCCGCTCTTGGCGATGCTTGCGGCGCTCTTGCCCTTGTGCGTCCCGCCCATCTGCTGGCTAATCAGCGCCCAGCGCGTGTCGCGCCGCAGCGCGGCGCACAGACCCGGGTGCGAGGTGTGAAAGTAGACCGCCCGGGTGCGCTCGTGGTACTTGTTGGCCTCGGTGAACTGCAGGCGGCACACTTCATTCAGGAACCGCAGGCCAACGCCGGCGCCCTGCCATTCAGGCATGACCACCATGCGGCAGGCGCGCATGCCGCCCACTTCAAGCCGCGGCGCCGTGGCAAGGTGCGCGACCGCCTCGCCATCGACGAACCCGACGTAGTACCGCGCCGCGACCATCCGCGGCAACTTCAGGTAGTGATGCGGCTCAAACATAGGCCAGTACGAGCCGTCCGTCTGGAAAACCTCGAGGTCCAGTCGTGGCCGTCGCCAAAGTGACCCCCGTTGCAGCTCGCCGGTGCGGGTGTCGAAGACCCAATCCGGCTCCACCCAATCGAGAATGTCGTAATGGCAGGACAGCAGCACGGCCTGGCCGGTGCCGCGCTTCCACGCCTTCGAGAACGCGCCGGCGCCGACCTTCGCGATCTGCCGGTCGACAACGCTCGTGAACTCGTCGATCACCACCCGGTCGCGCCCCTCGGCGATCAGCCGCGCCAGGCCCGCGCGGAACCGCTCGCCGTTCGACAGCGCCGGGAACGGGCGAAGCCACGCCGGCACGCTGCCCAGGCCCACCGCCGCAAGGGCGCCGGTCACCTCGTCGAACCCGCCGTCGGGCGCGATCGCGTCGACGATCGGCTTGTCGGCCGGCCAGCCGGCGTCGCCGTCGTAGATGCCAACGTCGGGCCAGATCTGCCGGCCGATGCTGGTCTTGCCGGAGCCCGACGGCCCGACGACGACGCCGATCTTCCAGGCACCGTCCTCGATG